GTGCGAGATGTAAACGAATATGCAAAATTCTTTTTAAAAAAGAACTTGGACAGCAATCCTAACACCTTTGATGGAAATATGAAGTTGCAAAAATTGCTTTTCTTTGCAAATCTAATCAATTTTAGCAAACATAATTCTCTCCTTTTTGAAGAAAGCATGCTTGCTTTTGAAAATGGTACTGTAATTGAAGAAGTTAGGAAACGTTATAGAAATGATTATCATTCCTATAAACAAGAAGCTAAGAACTTTAATCCTGATTTCACTCAGGAAGAATACGATGTCTTAAACGACACAATTAGTATATTTGGAAACCTCTCTGCAAAAGAGCTATCTGAATTGAATCATCAATTTGATTTTTGGAGCGTTCGTTTTGAAACTTCGACCTTATCTAACGGATATCATGATAAAACGTTGGCGAGAATTACTACAAATGACATATCTAAGGAAATTCACAAAATATCAAATATGCTAAATGCTTATACTCAAAATTTTGTAGGTTCAGATGAAACATATGAGATTGTTAACGGCGTTACTTTTTTCTATAATCCTAATGAAGTAGAACTCGAAGAATTATTGCCTCAATTAGAAAGAATTTCTTCCCTACCAGAAATTGATGACGATACTTATTCTATCTGTTTAGAAGATGGAGAATTAATAATTATCTAATGGTTGCCATTGGTGAAGCTTATCTAGGAAAAGTTAGCTTTGTAGACGGATTTAAACCACTATATTCTAGACCTTATTTAGTGATAGAAGTGCTACCTAGTGGTGTTTGTATATTAAACGTTTCATCATCAAAAGGTAAGGAAAGCAAACTTTTGCTTGCTACAAATTACGAGTTAAAACAGTACAATCCACCTTTTGTAAAACCTAGTTTTGTAAAATTGGATTCAAAAAAATTTATTTCTTTCGAGGAACTACAGACATTAAAATTATTGAGTAATGGTAAAAAATTGAATTCATCCGATTTAAACAATATCTTGAGAAAAACAAAAAGCTTTTCTTTTTGAAAAGCTTTTTTATGTACCTTGTAGGGCTTGAACCTACGACCGGACGGTTATGAGCCGTCTGCTCTAACCAGCTAAGCTAAGGGTACAAAATACCTATCTTTGATAAGACAGGCTATTGTGAACATAAAAATTACAAACACCTATTTAATCACAAAAATATAATTATCTATATGGAACGTAATTAATTTATTTACATTATATCTTTAATTAATCTGCTCGATACTTACGACGATCTTTATAAATAATTACGACTAAAAAACCAAGTAATAGAACACTAATTACTAAGAATATTGCAGTTTTACTGTATCCATGAAAAAGAGCTTCTCCGCCACAAGCATATAGTAATGAAGATGGAATCACACCAAGAAAAATAGATAATAAAATTTCTCGAGTTTTTAAATTCAATGTAATTACTGCAAAATTAATTACAGATGAAGGAATCAATGGAATCATGTAACCTACCATCGCTCCTATTTTTGGATGCTTCATTTCTCGGATAGCTTTCACCCATCGATTTGATTTTTTTGATTGATCCAATAACTTCAAATGTTTCATCAATAAAATTGAAAGAATATTTCCACTTGCATTTCCTAATACATTGATCAATGTACCAATAATTGGTCCATAACTTAATCCAACAACCACACCAATCACAGAAGTAGGAATTCCTGGCACTGCACACATAACTCCGGTCATTAAAAGCAAAATTATTGCCACAGAAATACCGTGCGATCGAATGCTCATCATCAATTCTTTACGGCTTGCTTTTGGATTTAGAAATAGTTGTATATCCGGCTTATATTCTAAAAATAGACGATAACCAATTAAAAGAATACACAAAACACCAATAATAATTAAAATAGCTCTTAACTTCTTCTGCATAGATTCTCCTACTCAATTTATTAATTATTTTAACAAAAATCCTGATTATTCAATATTCAAAACTAAAGAACAAATCTGTATTTTCCATTATAGAAAAGAATTTATAAAATTGTAAGAAAACCCTCCTACTCAAAAGAGAAGAAGGGTAGCAAAAATGAAAAACTATTCTGTACATAAATTCTAAAGCATAAATTAATTTTTTTCAATATATTTTCCTCCAAAAATATTAATGTGATTATGTTTGAGTTTATAATAATAAAAAAGACCTTAGCTTTCACTAGAGCCTTTTTTTGAACTCTTGAGCTAAGGGTGCGAAAATTCCCAACTCGTAAAAGATAGGTTAAATAAAGAAAAATTCAATTTAAAGACATTAACCTGACCGAAGATTAAAGCATATAATTATTTTAATATATCGTTTATTCTATATTGTAATAACATCAGCTTTATACAGGATCCCATCAACATTATGGAAGATAGTAAAGAAAACAAAAACGCATAACTATTCAGAAATAAAGCTATTACTGATAGGACAAAATTAAAGTTTGTTGGTAACAGTAAAACTATGTAAGAAACCAGATGAATTACAGTTGCAGCCCCTAATATACTTCCGATATAGTAAAAACGAAAAACAATACCTAACAATTCTGAAAATTGTTCTTTGCTACTGATAAAATCTATCATTTTTTTACCAATTGAACCAACAATTAAAGCTAGACCACCAATAACAAATCCTAACAGCCCTACTAAAGCTCCGATTAAAATTCCTAGTAAATTACGAAGCTGTTCACTAGTTTGCTCTGTTGGTGAGATACTAATCAGTGAAAATAGCAAATAAGTTACAAAGCAAGAAAGTATCAAGCAAAAAAATGCTTCTTTAGACCAATAAAGGTCTTTGTGTGTATCAGTATTTTTCAAAAAATCAAAAAAACTATTTTTCGAGTAATAATATTCAATTTTACCTTTATTATTTTGGGGATTCTCCATTCTTGTTTTTCTCCCTTATATTAGCTTTATACGCTAATAAATCAACTATTCCAGCTCTTCCTTTTTCAGCAATAATCAATTTATTTTTATTTTGAGCATTGTCAATTTGTGTAACAAATGGAGCGTTATCTTCTGTGTGAATTTCTACTGGCTCACCCTGTTTATTTTTTCCGTAAAATACACCTTCAGCATATCCTAATGCGATACCGGTTGTAGCATCTTCGATGAGATCGCTGTCCTTTTTTAAACCTTTTTTACTGCTATTCCTATATTCTTGCTTAATTGATGTAGCACCTGCTTCCGATACTTTTTCTGCATCTAAACTAAACAATTTTGCAAATTGATCCTTGTCTCCATTAGGAGGAACAAGATTCAAAGTGACTTTTCTTAATACATCAACTTTCCTTAATTGTATTTTTAACTCGGCAATATCCGATTCTAACATGAAAATTACACCTATATTAGACTCTTTTTTGATAAGTTCTTCAAAATATTTTAAAACTTTTTTCTTCGTCAGAATTGGGGTAACAGTAAACGCTAGCATTTCTTTGTAAACATCAAAATAAAAAGTAATATATTCAATTTTGTTGTCATCGAGAGTATCAATGGCAGTATCATTTTCAGGATCGTATGAAGAATGGACTCCTTTTTTAATGTAACCTAAACGCCCCATAATTATTGAATTATCATCGGCCTTATCTAAATCAAAAAATTTAAATCTTCCGCCTTTATCATCATAAATTATGGTCTTAGTTCTCACATTTAGATAAATCTTTTGCAAGAGACTGTTCAAACTTTTTTTATTATTATATACTTCATAGATATCTTCATTTACGTTCATTTTTGCAAAAAATATCTTTGACATAATAACACTCCTCATAATAATAATATCTGCTTATTTAATTAAACCAAAAGAGCATCTTAAAAACAAGGGTTTTCTTGATGCTCTTTAACAGATAAAATCTTATGAGGTTTATACAGTATATTATACCAAACGCACGTTCTATTTTCAATAGTAAATACAGATTATGCACAAGCCTACCAAATTAGTTTATCTATTCTACTTCTAATAGTAAAAATAGAATCAAAGAGCCCCACTCTATCATCAAAGAGTGAGACTCGAAGGAGAATTGAAAAATTAACTTGTCGGTATAAGTATACAATACATCTTTTATGAAAGTGTCGCAACAATTTGATACTAAAATTTTAATCAATAATATCTATTAAGTAAGAATCATGATAAAATATAAAAAGCGAAGAGTATTAGGCATACTTCCCCAAGCACTACTACCTAATACCCTTCGTAGAGTATTGCACGCACCTACTAATCTATAGGATAAACTTATTTAACGCAAATAAAATGTACGATATATAAGCCCGCAGAAGCGGGCTATTTGTTTACCATGGAAGTTTATTGTTATTCAATGCTTTTTGCAACGCCTTCACCATATCCGAAACAGGACTTATTACACCGTCAACTGTTGTTCTGAATGCTTTTTGCATCGCTTTGATTGTTGCTTCACCACAAAGACCATCAATTATACCCTTATAATATCCTTTAGCTTTTAGCCCCATTTGAATTGCTCTGATAACATCAGATCCAATCAACGTCTCATCAAATTGTGCGGAATAGATATTTTGATTATACTTTTGCTTGTATTGGTGACTAATCACTTTATCTCTGGTTGTATTGTAGTATTCTTGCAAACGTAAAGTAACGAGTGGTCCCCATTTGCCGTCAATCACTAATTGAATCATTTGCGGTTTATTATCGGTAAGTTTAATATGATCGCTTGCAATAATTCGGTAAAAATGATGCGTTAAGCGAGTACTCATGTATGAATCATGACTATCTGTATGGATTCCGTTCCAATAATAACTACAATGGATAAAACTCTTATTGCTTAAAAAAATACCTGTATGTCCCCCTGATCCGTTGGATTGACCAGGAGTACCAGCAACAAAGATATCCCCACGTTCTACTTCTGATCGACTGATTTTTTTCAGTTTAGTACCTGACATCGCAAACAATGTTTCAGTATTCCCCATCGATCCAACAGGCAAGAATCCACCCGCAATCATGGCAAAAAATACAGCCGAACTACAATCGTAAGAATTTGGACCAAGCCTATGAGTCATTGAATAAAAAACCTTGCCTTCTTTTTCCTCCATCCAATAAATCATTGCCTCTTTATTACTCATTTTTCTTCTCTCCCTCATGATGATCTGTTGGGAAATATTTTTCTTTCTTCAATTTAATTTCATCTTGTAACCATTTGATCAACCACATAGGGAATTTATCTTCCCACCCCAAAACGGCAAAATTCGCCATCAAACTATAAAAATTATGATAGATAAACGCAAATGTAAACAAGCAAAAAATCAATGATCCTGTTCCAAACAAATAATCAAAACCATAAGCAATTCCACAAATGATTAAAATAATAAAATCACGAATTGCTGAATCAATAAAAATCGCACTTGATTTTTCAGTTTTTGGTGATTTTTTCGCCAGCCGTGAACCAACTAACCACTCCATCACAAACACGCCAAGTAAAATCAAAATCAATACCAGATGTTCGATACGAAAACTTTTTCCTGTGATCCACTCTGGAATAGCTAAAGATAAACCACCTCCAGCGGTTCCAATCAACCAACTGCCATCATTACTCATTTTTATGAACTGTCCTTTTAACAGATGAAAAATCGCCATAATATCCTCCATGTTCTTTTCCTCCATAAAAAAGAGAAAGCAATTATGCTTTCTCTTAGTTTAATTATTATTGAATAGATTGACTTAACGAATATACAGTAAAAACAGATAAATCAAAGGGGACTTCATTTAAAAACGTTACTTGATAATTCGTTTCTGAGCCATAGCCACTTCTACTAAATTTTGTAAGTAGCTCTAGATTAAGAATATACAATGAATTTCCTTCATCTAATAATGGAATAGATATATTCACAGGAAGACCATTCTTAAATTTACGCTTAGACAAAATAAAATTTTGCACTAGTTTACCTGATCTACTACGAAATTCAAGTAAAATAAATCCTAAAGATGAATAATCAGGAAGAGTAAATGAACGTACAAGTCCATTTACTATTTTTTCTACAATAAATTTTTCTGGCAAGTCTTTTTCGATCAACTGCCTACTTTCTTTAGAATAAACTTTTACAGATTGATTTAATTGCGATAATGAACTTTCAACTCCATTTACTTCAGCTGCTATTTCATTAATTTTTGTTTCAAAATCATTTTTCATTTTTTCTAGTTCTTCATCTGTAGACGGACTTAATACTTTGTTTTCAACGATCAAACTTCGACAGCTTTCTTCGATTTCTTGTTTTAGCTGCTCAATCCCATAGCTATGTACAAGTTCTTCTTGAATATTTTTACTAGAAGAGACAATGTATAGTTTTTCTTCCGTACTGCTAGGAAAAATATATTGATCATCAACGATGATCTCTAAAATATATGTTCCTGCAGCCAGTACTTCGTTAATAGAAAACTGTACTCGGTTCTCTTCCCCTACTGTTGTTTCAGTTTGATATAAGATTTGTTTGTCCTTCAATAAAGATACACGCGCAGGTAATCCTTCTAGTGTTAATACTTCATTGTTTCCGTCAGTTAATTGATATTTGAGTATCGTATGATCTCCAGCTTTTAACTGATTCCCTGTATTCTCATTTTTTATCGTTAAAATATTTATCTTTTGACTCATCAGGTTTCGACCTCCAATAAAAAATTAGTAACTAAAAAAAGGAGCTGATTATTCAGATCCATTCAGCCACTCGTTGATTGTCTTACGAGCTTCATTTTCAAAATCAGCTCGTGTCATCTCGTCAAAATTCATATTTTCTAATACGACACGAGCTGAAAAATTATTGCCATTGTTATAAGACTGGTACTGAACTTCTACAGCTGACGTATGTCCTTCTTCATCAAACCGATAATTTAACTCAGTGACTTTAATTTTCATCTTTCTTTTCACTCTCTTTCTCTGTCTTTAAAATAGGTTCAAGTTGTTTCAATACATTTGGTGAAATGCGAATATCGCCAAGTGCATCTAAATCAATCATCAATAGGTCAACATCGATTTCTTGATTATATAATTCATTCAGCTCTTTTTCCTGTACACTCTTTTCTTTTTTCAATATTGGTTGTGCGGTTTCTTTTACCGAATGGAGAGAAAATGATAACTGATCGAGCACTTGATTGATTTTTAAGCTCGTCGAAATAGGAAATTCTTTTTCTGCTAATTTCACTAGACTACTTTCTAACATCAGTAGATTTATAACTGTTTGCTTCATATATTTTTCTCCTTTATTTATAATGTAACTGTTGTATACGTCTTGATCGTACCATCGCTATATATTTCTTTAGGAAGATAGACTGTGCCTTTACCTTTTAACCGATTAACAAAATTTATTACGTCACTGAATCGATAGACAGAACTATCAATAAGAACATAAAGTTCTCTATAGCTAAACATAAACCCAGTTTGTGCATTATCATATATTAGGGCAGAGTATTTAGATCCATTATAACCAACGACCCCAAACCTTAGATAATCTGCATCTTCATATCCAGGTCTCACTCGAGTTAAATGTACATCTTCATTAAAATGAATGCCTTTTCTTCCTGTAAAATATCCTTTCGGGTCCAACGTCAACATCGGTGCAAAAGAGGAAGCATTCGCTGTCTTCTTAAATCCAAATGTAATGTAATCACCAGTGTTTTCTAGATGCATCGAAATTCCTCTGGCATACTCTTGTCCTACTTTATAGCTTTCGCCTAAAAATCCAATTTTTGTCTTATAATGCCAGAACTCCATCCCTTCACTTGATAATCGTCCTGCTAATAGATTTGAATTATAAAACTCTAGATACGATGGATTGAGTTTTATCACATTAGAATAACTATTAAATCCTACTTGGATCGCATCAACCGATAATTTATCCGCAGTAATTGAACGTGATTGGATTCGATTGCTATTGATATACCCGCTCGTTAGATTTGATGCATCTACATTGATTACCCTTACTGATGCCGCATTTAATGTTCCATAAATCGTTGCAGCATCTACTCTTAAATCTTTGATAAATGCGGCAGGAATAAAGGCGTTTCCTGTCAATTCCACATTTTCTGCATCAAGAATGATCTTGTTGTTTTGAATGAGCGTTTTTCCTAACTCATGATTGATTTGTGCAATGATCTCGCCCTTTTGGATCGTGAAGTCAAAACGATCACTTAATTGCAGCAATTGCGATCGAATGCTTCTTACCGGTTTTTGAGCGGTACTACTTTTGATTACCGCATAATCAGTTAATACTGCATCATTAGAAAGATTATTAAGAACAACTTTAATGAAAGCAGCTCTTCCAAAAATGATCGTATTGATATAGTTTGCTTGTTTTTCTATAAAACGTTTATTTTCATCATATAGATAAAATGTCGAAGCAATCTGTTTTCCTTCCAAAGTCACTGTGCGAAGGTTATCATATTGTTGCACAGGAATATAATTTTTCGTCCGAATGCTTCCAGATTGATTGATTAACTGACCTTGATCATTGATTGAACCTGCCTCCCATAAACCCTCTGAAAAATCCCAACTTTCTGTCGTACCAATTGTTTCAATCACACTCGTATACTGATTCGCTAATTGCGTTTGTTGGCTCTGAATAGATTGTAGTTGATGATAGACAGTCGTTTGGATGCCATTAAGATTCTGTTCTGTTTGCGTCAACTTACTTGTTATTCCATTTACTTGTTCGGAAAGACTATTTTGTATTCTTTGTGCAGTACTATTCAGTTCAAGAATTTCTGTTTTCATTCCATCAGTCTTTGTAATAAGCGATGACATACCGCTCGAAAGATATTCATAATTTGCACTTTGAACCGCTACTCTTTGATCGATTCGATCAACTATGCTTTGATCTGCTTTGATCAGAAGAGATTCGCTCGTTTGTTGTATTAAAACACTTTGACGTTGTACCTGTTCCCGAAGTTGATCGTAAGATACCTGACTAACTTTTTGTTCAAGCTGTCCTTTTAATTCATCCGTTATTCTTTTGATTGTCACTGTTTGTTCTTGTACGTTTGAAAGATCACCTAAAATTTGTTGTTCTTGTTCAAAAATGAGATTTGCTTGATTCAATGCATCAAGTGAGTGTCTCTCTACGCGTTGCAAATTATCTTTAGTAAATTCAGCATCATCAACAGCTTGTCTAACTTGTGAATGAATAGTTTCTATGGTTTGTTTTGTTGCTTTCAATTCATTTTTTTGTCTTTCAAACTCTTCGTTTATATTTTTAATTTCAGATTTATCTACAAGAGGCGACCATTCTGATCCATTGAACATATAAAGAATTTTTTCCTCTCCTACTTCTTTGTACCAAATATCACCTTTACGAAATTTACTACCTATTGGAATATTAGAGCCGTAGTAAGCCATTGCTTTTCCATCTGCAGAAATTAAGGCGAAATTAGCTGTTGTATTCGCTTGATTAATTGATTTTTCAATTTGATTTTTCCATAATGAATCAGAACTTCTTGATTGATCGATCAAATTCAAACGACCGCACGAAATATCGTGTTTTACAATTTTTCCTTCTGTATCATAGATAGTAGTATAGGATAAAATTCGTATTTTCTGCTGAAGCCCCAAGTCTTTATTGATAGCCATAATATAATCACCTTCGTGAGGTTGATCATATTGATAGCCAGCTTGATTTAAATCTTCCATCCCTATGTCTACTGAAATACCATAAGAATCTTCCACTTCTTTTTTTAATCTTTCAATAAAATTACTTGCTACCGTATACCGCTCATCAACAATTGGGTCTCCTTCAAGCTTTCCATAAATTGCTGCTAAAGGACTTATATATTCCACTTCTAGTCGGCCTTTTGAAGGATCTTCAGAATCTTTGTAAGCACCATATCCCTTTAGATATGTAATAAATGATCCAATATCCGTTTCAATGCGTAGTTCATTTAGATTAAATCCTTTTTTAACAATCGTTGATAAATCAGTGCCAACCTTTTCTAGTATACGTACAACACGTCCGTTAATTGAAAACTCTAAACCTGTTGAAGAAATAAAATCTTTAAATAAAGATAGTCGATTTTCCAATCCGAAGTTCTCTTTCTCAAAAGCAGGAACAATAGCCTCTAATCGATACTCATATCCACTATTAATAAAGATGTGTTTCAAATAATTTTCTGCTGTGTGAGAACCATTAAGAACTGTGTGCACAGAGGATTTTTTCATATCAAAAAAGAATTCATGTACTGCATCAAAATCAACTACAATACGAGTTCCTTCATCAATGGGATTTACATACGTTAAACAATAGTTTTCATCTTCAAACTGTAATCGCCAGCCTCGGCCGATACCATGTAATATTTCTTCATTGGTATAAATTGTTCCACTTAAAGATTTTTCACCATTTACACCTTTTGTTTTTTTACATTCAGCAATAGCAGAGTGTTGCTTTCCATATTCATCAATAAAATTAATCACTCAATCACCTCCTACTTATAGAGTTCGACAAAATTGAGAAGTCTAATTGTTCCTTTAAAGTTTGTTGTGATTGCGATTTCTTTCGTGTTTGTAGGTGTTAGAACAAAATGCTCATAATTTGTCTTATCATTAATATTACGAGCGTTCAGTGTTGTTTCTACGCCTTTCAGCAACAATTTATCCCCACTAACTAATGGTGTAACAGCATGATAGATAAATGTCCTATTTCCAACTTTTACTGATATATCTCCACTTTGGTTTGAGTTTGAGGAAAGCTCCATAACCCAAGGCCATTCTAATTGACTACACTTTGCAGTACCGTTATAGACAATTTTATTTGTAACTGAAACAGTTTTAGGTATTGTTTCTCCAAAAGGAAGTTCAGCGGTAATTGCATTGAAAGAAAATTTCATCCGCAAACCCACATTGGAATAACCAAGAAAAGTATAAGAGACAGCATCTTCAACAATTACTTTGTATCGGTACTTATATGATTGATGCGGAATAGTCAATAAGTTTAAATCACTACTTCTTTGACCAGGTAACTCAAATCCATACAAATCTGTTATAGGCAACATTTTTGTAATATAAAAGGGCTCATCATTGCTGATAAGCCCATTGATTTCATCTTTCTTTTCTTCTAAGCTAAAGCCATCCGAGGTTACAAACATACCTGATACAGTGATAGTTTTTTCTTTGTGAACTGCTCCAGAAAATAAGTAACCGCTCCGATTTGCTACTTCCCTTTTTGTAGAAACAATACTCGGGGAACTATCTTGAAAATCCGTTACCAACAATCCAATGGAGGAAAGCCTTGTTTCAACTCCATCTTTCGTGATCAAAGCATCCATGGTCTCCCCTCCCTAATTAAAATACTCATTTTTCTTTTTATCACGTACTTCTTTCCGTTTAACTATCGTGTAAATCTCATCTCCCATAATTTCATTGTGGATATAGATTTCATCCTTTTTGAGTTCTGATTCTGCGATATCTCGATCCATTTCATCAGTAAATGTACTGATATTTTTATTAGTAAATGTAGTATCAGCAACCATCACCGCTTCTGCTTGATACTGTTGTGCTTTAATTATTGAACCAAACTCGTTCGCTTGCTTTGTAATAAATCCCAACATCGACTGCATACCTAATCCAAGCCCTTTTCCCAACATTTCCCCCATCCAAGTAGTAATTCGTGAAGGAGAATGAATGTCAAGCGCTTGTTGTAGTGTTCTACGAACATTATATGCAATACTATTTGCTACATTATAAATATACCCTGATGAACTTGAAAGTCCATTAGCAAGACCCAAACCTGCATAATAACCAATACTATCCATCTCGTAACGAAGACTTGAAAAAGCAGAGACTATTCTTGATGCTGAACTTCTGGCATTAGATAACATTTGGTTCATTCCATTACTGAATGTTGTTATCATTTGTGAAATGTTACTACTAATTGATCGTGTTGCTTGGCTCATAGACTGTGTACTTACCTTGCTTATGTTAGAAAAACCATTTTTAACTGTGCTTGAAACATTTTTCATTGCTTTGCTAGCTGTTTGTTCCATATTCTGCAAAGATTGTCCAATATTTCTTGCCATTGAAGTAATTTCTTTAGAAGAACCTTGGTTTATATTCGAAGCACTCGCATTAACGTTCGATTGCATAGTGCTAGCCGCATCTGTAGCAATTTGAGTAGCAGAACTCATATTAGTAGAAACATTTGATTGGAAGTCTCCTAGTATCTTTGCGGTTGATTCAGCCATATCCGCATAATTACCAGTTGTATAAGATTTTGCATCTTTAGAAGCTTCATTAGCATCTTGGGAAGCATTTTTCGCAAAACTAGATACATCAAAATTAAAACCTTCCATTATCTTTGAAGTTGATTCAGCCATATCAGAGTAGCTATTAGTTACATTTCCTTTGGCTGTATCTGCAGTATTGGATAAATCGGAAGAAATAGAGTTACTAATATCAGATACTTTTTGTTGCATTTCCTCCATAGATAAAGTAGCTTCCGAATTCATTGAGTTAAAATCGGTTGCTACTGAATCAGTAGTAACTTTCGTATCTGTAGCTAATTCGTCCCCTTTTTCTTTTGACTTCCCAGTAATTGTATCCCATAAATTACTAAATCCGTTCTTTATTCCATCCCAAGCACCTTTCAATACATTCGGTATAGCATCTATAACACCAGTTGCAAGAGATTTTACTATATCCCATCCAGTGGCTAAAATACTAGGTAGCATTTTAATAATAGTTGCTGCCAAAGACATGATAATTTGAATTCCGCTTGAAATGATATTAGGTAGATTTTGTACTATACCGTTAACTAAAGCTTGGATAATCTGAACAGCTGCTTGTAAGATCATTGGTAGATTTTGCACAATAAAATTACATAAAGCTTGAATGATTTGAACGGCACCATTTAATAGTTGAGGAATATTAGCCATCAATCCATTAATTAAAGTCAAGATAGCATTCAAAGCTACTGGAAGTAACTGAGGTAACAATTGTGTCAATCCGTTAATTAAACTTAATAGAATTTGAATACCAGTCTGAATAATCTGTGGTAGATTTGAAACGATATTTCCCACAAAAGCTTCTAAAATTTGTTGCACTGAGCTAACGATTTGCGGAATGTTTTCTACAATACCGTTGATTAAGCTTAGCAATAAATTCATACCCATCATTATCAATTGTGGTAAGGCGCTTGCTAATGATGTCAGTATAGTTGTAATGATTGTCAAAGCTGAACTAATTAAAGAAGGTAGATTTTGAGCCACACCGCCAACTAACGATCCAATAACGTCTACACCAGCTTGAACAATCAATGGCAACATTGTTGCGATCGTATTTGCTAACTTACTGATCAGCTGTGTACCGCTACTTATAAGTTGAGGCAATTGCGACGTAATACCTTGAACAAATTTAGAAATTACTTCAGGACCTTTTGTTGTGACCATTTTTAACAAATCATCAATTTGAGATCCAAACTGATTATTTACTAATCCAAGACCGGCGACAACAAGCCCTAAAATTGCTGCGGGTCCTATAGATGCTAGAGCTACTTGCATGATCGTAGCCATTGCAGAAGTCATGCCGCCTAGCGCACCCATTCCTACAGTAGCCGCAGAAGAAAGTCCACCACCGATTTTAGGAAGCAAACCGACTAAACCGCTCACGTTTCCTGATACTAAATCGAAAGCTGAACTTAACGGACCAGATAAAATGCCAGATAAATTAGTAAATCCTGTTGATAAAGTTCTTAGTCCAGGTAATGCACTACTTAATACTAATGCACCACCTAAAACAGAAACAATTGGTAAAATCCTTTGAATAATACTTTGTAATGCTTTTAATGAATCGCCGGAAATCTCTGTTCCATTGATAAAATGATCAAAGATGTTGGATAGAGCATTGGCAATTGAGGTAAGTGTTTTTTGGACACTTTCACTTCCCATTACTTCATCTCTAAGCCATTTCACTTTACCTGTCACAGCTTGCATAACATCAATGAAAACATCTTTAAATGGCGTAAGTCCTTTTGCAGCAGTTGTAACAAAAGAAGTTCGTAGATTTGCTAATGAACCGCTAATCGTATCACCGGCTGTTTTGGCTAGTCCTGCCATCTTGGCAGTAGAACCGGCCATCCCATCGGTCCCTTCTTGAATACCGCGAGTAAGCATATCAATAGCATCTTTAGATTCTAAAGAACCGCTAGATACATATTCCTTCATTTCTCCAACTGACTTTCCAGTCATATTAGCTAGCATTTGCCAAGCAGGAACCCCTGCATCAACAAGTCGATTAATATCGTCTGAGTAAGCAACACCTGAAGATTGTAGACTGGCAATAGCATCAGTCATCTGATCAATGGATTCTGTACCATTACCAACACCATAAGCTGCATCTGCAATAGATTTGAATACATCTTTAACTTTGGTAGCATCCATACCAGCTGCTACCATTTTTTTTGCACCAAGAGCAACATCATTTAAGGCAATAGGTGTGCCTTCAATACCTTTTGCAAGATCATCCATAACCATTTGTGCTTTTTCGGAGCTACCGGCTAATACTGTTAGAGATTTAGTTGCCGTATCAATCGTATCGATACGTCCAATTGCTTTTCCAATGATATCTTTAAACTGAGACAATCCAGCGTAAGCAGTCGCTAAACCTATAACCTTTTTAATGAGCCCATCAGTTATAGAAGTGGCTGTTCCAGTACTTTTACCAATGTTATTAAGACTATTAGCTGCTTTAGATCCCATTTTATTAAAAGCACTTGTCAGTCCACTGCCTACTTTTGACCCGATATTAGTTGAAGTGGTGACGATTTTATTCAAGCCTTTTGCAACTAAACTCGAAGTTTCACTTGCCGCTTTTGTAATAGTATTAAATCCTTTTCTTATTGGATAGGGAATTTTTTCGCCGATGGATGCAATAACTCGCTGAATTTGTCCACCAGCTGTACTAAACGGTGTGACTAATCTTGTTTTTAATCCACTTAGTTTTGCAGGAATTGAGGTGCTTAATTGTCCCATAATACTTCCAACTTTAGAAACAATGCTATTAGTGCTATTTGTCATATTAGACTGTACTCTGCTCATCGTTGAAGTGGTACTACTAATCACTTCTGCCATTGCTCTCTTATAATCTCCAGTATCTGCTCCAATCAAAGCTTTAATAGATCCAGTAATATTTCCAGACATCTATTTCACCCCCTATTTTTGAAATGTTCCAAAGCTTTCAATGCTCGATCTAAACGCTGATTTTGTTTTTTCATTTTTTTACTATGACGATCAAAAGCTTTCTTTATCCGATTTTCTGCAGATTGTTTATTAATAATTTTTTTCATCTGCGGTTTTTTAGCATTCAAGATATAGCGCAAATTAAATCCAAAAATCGCATTTTGTTCTTGTCTGTCCAATTCACGTAGGCACAAACCTTCAAGAATTGCTTCAAGTTCCCATAAATAACAATTCATAATCAAATCGATATCTGTTAAACCATATCTTGCACAATTAACTAGGAGATCTCTTTCGAGATTTTTTCCACTAATTTCTTCAGCTCTAATGATTGAATCTTGTCTTCCTCTGTTTTCCGAGATTCCAATATCGTCAAAACTTTCTCTAGATTTTCGAGATATTTCCGAATCTTGCTCACAAAAAAACCAGAAGCCAACATTTCTTCTTTTAAATCTAAGAAAATCTGATTATATGCTTCTTCTTCATTCATACCAGTCTCTACAAGTTCATTAATATATCCATTGACAGCTTCTAATGCATCATTTTCAGTTGCTTTACTATCAACTAGCTGTAACAGATTAATAAGTGCATCATCCTCTTTTTCTATTACTTGTACGAATAATACACCAGCACCATCATTTTGAGACTTTCCGTCTTTATCTTTTGAAGCCAATTTTTTATTTGCTTTAAAAAGCATCATGTAATTAAATTTGATTTTTTGCTCTTTTCCCTTCAATTTGATATCAAATGACATATTGTTTCCTCCTTATATCAAAATTAAAAAAAGGATGAATTAAATCCATCCTTTACGAAGTTTTTTTAATGTTGTCATAATCTCCAGTAGTTTCCCCAGGATTTTGATATTCATATAGCGCTTCAATTGCTGAAATATCTTCTTTAGATAATGGAAATTTCCCTTCTTGAAGCTTACCAATGATATTTAACGTATATGAAGCTTCTACTAATTCATCTCCATCGGAAATTTTAACATCATCCGGCATACCGTAACCAAATTCCGCCGGATAAAGTTTTACATTAGGTTGATTTTCTACAGGTTCAGCCAAAGATTCATCAATTTCTACTCGCCACACTTTTACAGAAGTTCCATTTTTCTTAGCATTTTTTACTGCTTTTATTGCTTCGTCATTCGGAACGAAATATTGAGTTAAATCAATCGAATGTTCATCTGTCGATTTAATGATAATACGTCCCATTTTAGTCTGTTCGTCAATATTTTCACCACCATACGTTACCCCACCTTCGGTTTGAAAAGCTGGAAGTAAGGCAGGTGA